GTTTTTAATATATTACTCATACTTATTTTTTTTAAATGTTTTTTTTCTTGTTTCTTCAATTATAATCATATGTTCTAATTGAATTAATAAATCAAGTTTATTTTCAATCATTTTTTTATTATAATATGCTGCATAAGTGGATGTATCATGTTTTTCTAAAATATTTTGAAATTTAGGTATTGATTTTTTTATTAATCCTGTTTTTGCAACAAAATGTCCTAGGCCTTCTACATTAACTCTAGGATGTTTTAAATCAGTTAATAAATTTTTAACTGTTTTATAATAAAATTCAACAACTTCTTCAATTAAAAAACTACTGTGATTTAATGTTTCAGATAATTCAATATATAACTTATTAGGTTTTTGAGGTATCATCACTTAAAAATTTATAGTCTAATAAAACAATACCTTCTGTTTGTAATTGTAAGTCAGGATTTATTAATATTAATTTTTTATTACTAAGATCTTTAATAACTAATTTATTTTTTTCTGCTTTATTGATACAATTTCTTACAGTTTGTGATGATTTAAAAATACAATCTTCTTCTGAAGATGCATCATAACAAAAATGTGTAAGCTCTATTGGTTGATTAAGGCTTAGTAATGTCATACAATTAAGATCTGAATCAGTTACTGCAATTTTTTTAATATAACAATAAGTCATTATTTGATACTTTATTATATCCCATTTAGTAAGCCTTGTTTTTTTTTGAACTTGGTTTACAATTGCCATTTTTATGATTTTTTAAGAATTCTTTTTTTTTCAATATTTACATTATCAGATTCATCATTTTTTTCAATATCTTCTTCTTCTTTATTTTCTTGCATCATTATTGCAAACTGCATTTGTATGTTAGCTCTTTTAAATCTAACTTCATCAATTTTTAATAAGATGTTTTCATAATCATGTTGTGCTTGCAAATAAGATAGTGAACCATTATAAAATGATAACATTTCTTCTTTTTTTAAATTTAGTTCATCAGATGTCATTTCATCTGTTCCTAATACATTTTCATTTAAGTCTTTCATTGTTTATATTTTTAAAGTTTAAACAAATATACTATAAAAGTTTAAATAAAAAATATTTAAACAAAAAAAAATCCAAATAAATTAAATTACCTGGATCTTTGTAATGTCTATAAGTTAATTATCTATTTTTAATAGTCCAATTTAATATTGTTAACATATAAAATTCTCTAGAAATATCTATTTCTAAAGTAAATAAATCTACTGAAGATAATCTAAATCTTATAGATATCTTGTCCCATTGTTTTGTTGCTGATTTCCAGCTGTTTCTAAATTTCATAATTGTTTGTTTAATTAATTAATATCTTTACTTTCTAATAATGTATATGTAAAATGATTGCCATAAAAGTTTTTAGCTTTATTTACTATAGCCATAAACTCATTAAAATCTTTTACTTTTTTAAATACCTGACAGCCCTCTGACCAATTTTCTACAAAGCTAGATACTGTACCTGCTTTGTGTATATTGATTCCAAACATTCCTGTATCTGTTTCAACCTCATCAAAGGTCATGTTTTTATTTTTATCTCTCCATACAGTTACATTACCTAGTCTTTGGCATACTGCTTCATACTTTCCTTGGTGCTTAGATATAGCATATACTCCTCTATACTGTCCTGGAACTAATCTAGCTACACCATTAGCATTGTGATATTGTGTTACTCCTTTCTTACCTGGTTCAGTTGTATTGTCCCACTCATGATATTTCCATACTCCATCTAACTTATAAGATAAAGTCATTTTATCATCAAATAAATTAGTTACTGTTTTACCTGTATCAGAGTTTCTTACTCCTATTATATTAACATCATAGTTTCCAGGACCTTTAAAATAAGTGTATCCTTTTTCTTTTACTGCTGCTTCTATTTGTTCTCTAGTGTATATCATTTCTTTATTTTTTTAATGTCATCATTAATATCCTTAGCTCTTGCAAAAAGTAACTTCATTGATTGCCATAGGTCTATGCCTTTGACTACTTTATAATTCTCATTAATACTCATTACCTCTATAGAAGCTAGTACTAATGCCACTACTTTAGTAAGCATAAATGGCACACTAAAAAATGTTAGTATGATATCATTTAGTACAAATTTGTCTATAAGAAAAAACATAATAACAGTTACCTCATAAAGTGCTAATTTGCTAATTATACTTGAGAGCTTTCTACTACTTATTTTTTCTTTTAATTTTTTAGCTTTCCAAATACCAGTAAAAGTATCAATAGCTATTAATACTCCTATCATCAAGAGTATTCCTGAGATTGGTAAAAAGAATGCAAGGCAAATAGATATTAAAGTCAAAAGTTCTGATTGTATAGATATTAGTAGTAGTGATAGTTGTGTTTTCATAATAAATAAAGTTTAATCAACTTATATCCAAAGTATACAAGTAGTATAAGAAATAGTATTACTCCTAGTACAGCAAAGAAATTTACCCACCATGGAATGTATTTAATTTTTTCTGGTTTTAAAGTTTTGGTAATAACTTTGGTATGATAGACATCATTACCCTTAATTGTTTTATAGATTGTGTGTACTTTAGCTTTTGTATAATATACATTATCTTTAATTTTAGTTTGTACACTAATTAAAGTACCATCTTTATCTCTTAGTTCCTCTTTTAATTTAGATACAACATTACCTAATGAATCACAATATAAAGTGTCAATTAAAGTTATAGTTTCTCCAGGAATTATGATTGTAGTATCTTTGATTTGTATTACAGTTACTGTACTATCTTTTTGAACACACAAAGGACAATACTTAGCAAGTTTTTTTTCAAGAGAACAAGATGATAATAAAAGAAATAATATAATTAAGTATTTCATATTGTTTATTTTATTGATTTAAACAAGTTTCACAATCTATAAAACAATCTTCAACAGCATCAATTATTTTTGTTGGTAAAGATGTTAAATCCCAACTAATAATTTTATAACATCTTGGACTAAAATTTGTAGTAAAACTTATAAGAAAAGAATAATCAACTTGTAAACCAAATTGATATTGAACTACTTCAGTTTCTAATGTTAAACAATTTTGTATTGTATAAAATACAGGAGTATTACAAGGATTATTATTTTCAATACAAACTTCACAATCAACATATGGAGAATCATACTGTATAAATGAACCTGTTAACAATGTAAAGTGTACTTCTGGTACAAGACTAATTGTCCAACAAAATCCAAATTGATCTACAAATGTTTCTCCAGGAGTACCTCCACCTAATTGTGCTAAAGTTGTATAAAGTGAAAAATTTAAATTATTACATAAATCTTTACAACAAGAACGTATAAGATAAATATCAGGACATATATTATCTCCTAAACATGTTGTACAATTTTCTGCTAGATAACTTGAAGCAACTGAAACTATACCATTTATAGGTGCTGGAGTTGTACCTGTTACTCTCCAACAAAATCCAAAATTATCTGAAAAAGTATCTCCTAATCCTATACCAGGTAAAGTACTACTAAATATTGTTTCAAATACTTCACAACATGAATCTACTACTAAATTTTCAGGACATGGATTTTCATTTAGACATGTTTCACAACTTCCATATAGATCTCTAACAATTCTTATTGAATTAACAGGATCTGTTGTTGTACCTAATAATGTCCAACAGTTTCCTTCATCATCAAAAAATGCTCCAATAGGAGGTAACCCAGGAGTATCAAAAGAAATAATTTCTTGTGTTAATGAATCACAACAATTTTGTATTAATAAATTAATTGATGGAGCACACTCTTCTTTTATTTCTATTCGTGTAGACATTATAAGTTATATAATATATGTAATTAATGCATCACCTCCAGAAAGAGTTTCAATTTGAAATAAATTAGCAGCAAAATAATTATTTAATGTTCCTGCATCATAATAAACAGTTTCTCCAGGATATACACCTGTAAAATTTGCACCATTATCAGTACTAACACTTATAGGAGCACCACTAGTAACAGGACATGCTATAGATATAGATTGTATTTGAACACTAATTCCAAGTGTTACTCCACTTATTCTTTCTATTACAGGAATTTTGGATAATGCTGGAGTTGGTACAGGTGCAGGAATTGCAATAATAGCATTAATGATACCTTGTAAACCTTTTAGCATTTTTAATTGCCAAGGAAAGTTATTTCCTTTTAAACCATCTGTTTTTAAATCTCCTACTGACATAGTTTTTTTTATTAGTATTTATTATGCTATAATAAGGTAATGAACCTTAACTACATTATTTAATGCAGCTGAACCACCATTACTAAGAACTACTTTAAAAGATCCTGCTGCAATATCAGATACTCCTACTACAGGAATACCAGTTGCTGCTTCATCATATTCAACAGATACTAAAATCTTAGATCCAGCAAGAACATTTAAATTATTTACTGTAAAAAAAGTTTTAGCATTAGCCGCAAGAATAGAAGATACAGTAGTAACAATACCATTTAAAGCATTAACTGTAAC